GGTAGTCCTAAACAGATGATCGAGCTATTGTATGAAAGCGATCATGGATTTGGGTTTGATGTTATAAAATATACTGAGGATAAAAAAACCAAGCAACAGACAGATACCCCTTCTACTGCAGAGGATGTATTAATAGAACTTCAAGAACGGGATGACTCTGGGTTCTTAACTAATCTCCTTGAGCTAAGGGGTCTTACAAAATTAAATTCTACCTACATCGTTGGGATGTGGGAGAAGATGAACTCTAACGATAAAATACATGGAAGCTTCTTATTGCACGGGACAGTTACTGGACGTTTATCATCAAGGAACCCTAATCTTCAAAATATCCCCAGAGACACTACGTCATCTGATATCAAGAAAATGTTTATTACCCCACCAGGTAAACTCATGCTCCAACTTGACTACTCACAAGCTGAGCTTAGGGTACTTGCAGCTGCTGCAAAGGAATCAACTATGATCCATTGGTTTAAGATCGGTAGGGATGTGCATCTTGCATCCGCTTGTCTTAAATGGGATTTTGATTATGATGAAGCTTATATATACTGGAAAAATGAAGACCACGAAAAACATAAAGAATGGAAAGCCAAGCGGAAACAAGCCAAGACTATTAATTTTGGTATCGTTTATGGACAAACTGCCCGAAAGCTCTCAACTAGTTTATCCACTGATGATCATCGGGTCTCACTTGATGAAGCACAAGAGTTTCTCGATAACTTTAATGAGCAATTCCCCGCAATTGATCAGCACATTAAGAATCAACAGAGATTTGCTAAAAAGAATGGGTTTGTATACAATCTCTTCGGGAGAAAGAGAAGACTTCCGAATGTTGATTCAGACAATTGGGGAAAGAAAGCAGAGGCTCTTCGACAGGCTGTCAATGCGCCCATACAAGGAGCAGCCTCCGACTTCACCCTATTTAGTTCGATTCTCATACGAGAGCATGTTAATAGATCTCTGTTACCCAAATCGCTTGAGCAAGTCGGAACGGTACACGATTCTCTAATTTTTTATATCGACCCACAGGATATACATCAAGCGATCCCGAAGCTTTATCAGATATGTAAGAATCCTGAGACTAAGACTTGGTTTAACTTTGAAGTTCAGGGGATTGAGATGAAGGTAGATTTTGAAATAGGTATAAACTGGTTTGAATTAAAGGGCTATGACCCACAAGAGGATTACACTAAGTGGATTGCATAAAGTACTATTATATAATATAAACCATAGATGATGGGGAAGAGTAAGCTAGGACAATATGCATGGGAATCCAAATTAATGGAGATCTTTGTCAAGTATGGTGAGGAGGAGTATTCTTTTAATCTTAACGAAGAGTTACAGGTAAACGAGAACCGCATAAACCAAGAGATAAAGGATCAACCTTCAGCTCATGCTTTCATAGGTATGCTTCATAAGAAACTTATCCGTATCCAAGCCGATAAGAAGAAAGAGATGGAGAAAATTTATGCAGTGATGTTTATTAAATTTAAAAAATTGACCGATGATGGTACAGGTAGGCCAACGGCCAATGACTTGGCTAAAGAGAAAGCTATTGCTTCAGAAAGGTATCAGACATCAATCGAAGTTTTTCACCAGGCTAAGGAAGAAGCAGAATCAATTGAGGTATGTGTAAGAGGATTTGAAGAAAGGAAAGATTTAATACAAACACTTTCAGCTAACATTCGTAAAACAAATTAATTATGGCAACAGCATTAAAAGAACGATTAAAGAAACGTCTCGAAGAAGAGAAGAACAAGAGGACAGCGGGGGATATATTTTTCCAGAAGCCTAATACTACTGTCCGGATCCGTATCCTAGACATGGGGGAAGAGAATGAATTTATTCAGGAAGTAACCCAGTTCTATTTAGGATCAGAAATCAAGGGGGTTCTATCTCCAGCAACATTCAATGAACCCTGTGCTATCTCTGAAACCTATGAGGAACTCAAAAACTCAAAGGATGACGAGGAAAGGGAACTCGCTGCTAAATTCTCTCCACGTTCTAGGTATCTGGCATACTGTGCTTTCTATAAGGATAAGGATGGGAAGGAATTGGATGAGAACCTCAGCCCTAAATTTATGCTCCTATCATCTGGGGTATACCAGAAAATCTTGGAATTATATCTGGATGAGAATGAATGGGGGGATATGACAGACCCAGAGGAAGGGTACGATCTTAAGATAATTCGTACTGGTTCTGGTAAAACAGATACTGACTACGATTGCACTCCATGTAAACCTACTCGTTCTCCACGGATATTCCGTAAGAAGGTTTATGACTTGGTAGAAGAGGTCAGGAAGATTATGCCTAACTACGATAAGACTAAGAGTTTACTGGAGCAATACCTTGGGGCGGATCCGGAGGATGAGAAACCCACTACAGGTAGGAGAAGGAGAAAGAAATCAGATGCTGATTCAGAAGATAATTAATAATGGCTAAGAAACAAAAACCAAAAGTGGGGAGGGTATTGACTGACAAAGAGATGTCTAGGAGATATGTTGGGTCAGGGTTAGCCAGTGCCATAACTGTAATGCCTGAAGATTCTTTATGGTTACCTTCTCGTAGCCTTTACCTGAATTATACTATGGGTGGGGGAATACCTTGGGGTAAGATCTGTGAAATCTTTGGAGGTGAAAGTTCAGGGAAATCATTGGTAGCCATGGACTTCGGGTATTCAGCTCAATATTTTGGTGGGATAGTATTATGGAATGATGCTGAACAAGCCTTTGATCCGGGGTGGGCTGAACAAAATGGGTTAGACTTGGATAAAATATTTATTTACAATGAGACCTCTATCGAAAAGATATCGGACTGGGCTGCAGACATGGCAGTAACCTGGAGGTCTAAGTTAAAGAGTAATGAACCTATCTTAATCGTAACGGATTCTGTTGCAGCTCTGGACTGTGAGGAGAATATAAATTCAGAACAATATAATGCTGTGGCAGAGATGGGCAATCGAGCTAAGGCATTCTATAAGTATCTGAGAATAAGGAACCAACTCTTTTCAGAACTGGGTATTACTCTCATATTTATTAATCAGCTTAGGTCTAAGGTAGGAGCAACTCGATGGGAAGATCCTGATACTACTCCGGCGGGTAATGCCATGAAATTCTATGCTCATCAAAGACTGGCATTTTTTAGAAATAAACAGATTGCCGAAGGGAAAGAGGAAAGGAAAATCTGGTTGGGTAATGTGGTATCTGTTAGGCTTAAGAAGAATAAGGTTGCACCTCCTAGACCATCATTTAAAACTGAGATATATTTTAATGCTGAATATGGTAGGGTAGGGTTTGATAAGTATTTTAACTTGGTCGAGCTATTGGTAAAAACAAAAGCCGTTCAAAAGAAGGGCAGTAGGTTTTATTATAGGGATGAGGAGATCATGAATGGCAGAGATAATTTTCAGGAACTGTTAGAGGATGATGCAGACCTAAGGAAGAAATTATTAAAGAAATCTAAGATCAATACTATTTCCGCAACTCAGCGAAAATTGGATAGGTTAGCAGATAAAGGGATAAATCGTTATCCAGTAGTGATTAAGAAAACCCGAGGGTCTAGTACTGAGGAAACAGAAGACGATGAAAATGAATAGGATAATAGTATTTGATGGTAACCATCTTGCATATAGGGCATTCTATAAGTTTTCTAATCTCCGTACCATTAATGGGATTAAAACGGCTGTTATATATGGAGTGCCTTACGTGGCTGAGAGTTTAATTAGGAGACTAGGACCAGACCAAGTGATGGTTACCTTCGATGGGGGTAGGAGTAAATTCCGAGAGGAACTCCTACCCCTTTATAAGAAGAAGGATAAGAAATTAGGGTTTGATTACGAAGATTTTATAAGACAGAAGGACGAGGCAATGGCTATCATGATGTCCCTGGGGCTGAGGGTTGCTTGGAAGAAGGGGTACGAAGCTGATGACCTGATTGCTATGATAGCCAGGCGATATTCTAACCGGGGTTTCGAGGTAGTTATAATATCTGCGGACAAAGACTTCAACCAACTCTTGTCTGGCCCAGCTAGTGGTTCTAATGGTAGGGTTAGTATGTTCAATGTAAAACAAAACAAGATCGTAGATGAG